AGCCAGTGCATCGAGACTGAACACCAGATCGCCAAGCTGATGGCCTGGCAGGAGCGGGAAGGTTTCCCGTTTGATGTCAAGAAAGCAGAGATGTTGACGTGGAAATTACAGAGTGAACTCGAACAGCTCTCGGACGAGATGCGAACCACATTCCCTTATGTGAGTGGCGGAGAGTTCACCCCAGCGGTCAACAACAGTTCTCGTGGTTACGTCAAAGGCGTAACCTTCACGCGCTTGAGGGAGTTCAATCCCACCAGTCGTCAGCACATCGCCTGGGCCTTCCAGACCTTCCGGGACTGGGAGCCACTGGAGCGCACCGAGACGGGTATTCCCAAGATCGACGAACAAATCCTGATGGAGCTCGACACGCTCGAATCCAAGAAGTTCGCTCGTATCTTGACCCTGCAGAAACATCTCGGACAGATCAGTCAAGGACAGAACGCCTGGTTGAAAAAGGTCGGCAAAGACGACCGAATTCACCACAGCTGCATCCTCAACTGCAACACGGGCCGTCAAGCCCACATGGGTCCAAACATCGCACAGGTTCCTTCTGATCATGAGTACCGAGAATTATTCCATCCGGGGAATGATCGGCTGCAAGTTGGCGCTGATGCTTCTGGCTTGGAGCTGCGCTGTCTTGCCCATTACTTGGCTAGGTTTGATCATGGCAAGTTTGGAAAGGAAGTCGTCGAAGGCGACATCCACACCGCTCTAGCCAACATCTATGGCACCGACCGCAAAGCCGGTAAAGGGGTGACTTACTGCCTGATCTATGGCGGCGGGAACCGCAAGCTGGGGCTAACGGCAGGGGCTAGTAAAGATGCTGCTGAGAAGAAGGGACGAGAGATTCGAGCTCGCATCATGGAAGGTCTGGAAGGCTTTAAAGAGCTGTCAAAGGCCGTCTCCAAGCGGGCTGAGTCTGATGTGCTGACTGGTCTTGATGGTCGTCCGATTCGCCTACAAGGTAAGAAGCATGCAGCTCTGAATTATCTCCTTCAATCAGCTGGGGCGATCATTTGCAAACAGTGGGTGATTCGCGCTAATCAGCTTTTACAAGAAGCCGGCATCTGCTATTGGCCAATGGCCTTTGTGCACGATGAAATGCAGCTCTCTGTTGCTCCTGAGCAAGCAGAGCAGGCTGCGTTCCTTATTACAGCTGCTATGAAAGACGTTGAGTCAGCTCTCGCTTTTAGGTGCAGATTGGATTCCGAATATCAAATCGGTAAATCCTGGGCAGACTGCCACTAAGCAGTGCAAACACTGCAGCCAGTGGAAGCCTGAATCAGAGTTTGTGAAAGCCGATGGTCGTCATCGCGCTACTCGCAACCGCTGTAAGGCTTGCCACCGGCAGCAGAGCCAAATCCGCACCACCCTAAAAACTAAATATCCAGTGCCACCGCCTGGCGCTTGCCCCATATGTGGGGTCCATACCCAGAACTGGGTACTCGACCACTGTCATAGCGGCGAGACCTTCCGAGGCTACATATGCAAATCCTGCAATTCAGGCGTGGGTCTTCTCCATGATGATCCAGTTGTCCTGTCGCGGGCTTTGTTGTATCTACTCCATAACACTAAACCAAGTGACAACGCTTCTGATCGATGCTGACTACTTCTTCTACCGAGCTGCCTCGGCTGTTGAAGAGGAGCACGACTACAACGAAGAACTGACGGTCATCGTCGGTAACTTCACCGAGGCAAAGAAGATTGTTAGTGGTGAGCTGAACAAGCTCAAGGAACGCTTTGATACCAACAAGCTGATCCTTACCTTTACAGATCGCGCAAACTTCAGGAAACAGATTGACCCTTCTTACAAGGGTAATCGCACTAAACGTAAGCCCTGTGGTTATCTGCGCCTGAAGAACTGGGGCCTTGAGTCGTTCAAGTCCATCATGAAGCCTGGCCTAGAAGCCGATGATGTCTGCGGAATCATGGCAACCAATGGCTTGATCAATGACTTTGTATTGATTAGTCCAGACAAGGATCTTGAGCAGATACCCTGTCGCATCTTTAACCTCAAACAGGAGTTTACCCAGAGCCCCGAAGCGGCTCGACGGAAACTGTTTGAGCAGTGCTTAACGGGTGATCAAACCGATGGCTTTGCTGGTTGCCCAGGTGTTGGGCCCAAGAAAGCAGATGCGATCCTTCACTCCGTCAAAGACGAGAACTACTGGCCTGCTGTGGTTTCCGCCTATAAGCAGGCTCAGTTGTCTGAGGAAGATGCTCTTCGCAACCTTCGGCTCGCTCGCATCTTGCAAGCACCGGATTGGGATACAGAGTCACAGGCTCCCATTCTTTTTACACCATGATTCCCTATCCAATTCTGGAGCTCACTGTTGAGCAGGAGTTTCAGCTACGCAAGCTTGCTGATGTGTCGGAGAGGGCATCCTCTACTGATCTAGCCAAGCTTTGTCTTTCACTACAAAGACAGAACTTTATGTTCTCCAACACGATCACTAATCTAGTGAAGCACTGGAATGAGATTGACTCTGCAAGAGCTGCAGCTGGTCAGGGGGATACTCCTAACCAGGAAGATGTACTACCGGCAACCTGAAATTTGGAAGCCTTGGATGTCTTCGTTTCTGCAAAAGGTCGAGGATGAACTCGAACCGCATAATCCACCCGCATGGTCACGCTTTCATGAGTAAGTATTCACCGCACCATTACACTCGTGGCGTCATTGAGGTCTGGGATTTTATTGCTGATCAGAAGCTTGATTACTTCATCGGCAATGTCATCAAGTATTGCTGCCGAGCTGGATACAAGTCTGGCGAGGAGGAGATGGATGATCTTCTGAAGGCAAAAGCTTACATCTGCAAAAAGATTGAGCTCATTTCCAAAGAGCGTAACCGATGACCCACAAGTACGCACCAGACCTGTTGGGCCAGGCACTCCAATTTCGGGTTGCTATGGATCAACCAACAGCTTGTTTTTCACCTTCTATTCTTGATGTTCAATCAGATCTCATTGCAGAAGAAACGTTTGAGTTCTTCCATGCATATGATGATTGTCTCAACGATCTTTCAAATGTTAGGGCTAGAGAGGCTGCCCTTAAAGAGCTTGCGGACATTGTTTATGTCTGCTTCCAGTTTGCTGCTACTGCCGGCTGGGAGCTCGATGAGGCTCTGGCAAGAGTACATCGGAGCAACATGTCCAAGCTTGTGGACGGAAAGCCTTTAAAACGAGAGGACGGCAAGGTCCTCAAGGGTCCTAACTATCAACCACCGTACCTCACCGATCTCATTTAACTAATGTCCACTTCAAAGATCGCCCGAACGGGCAGAGTCCAGTCCTGGATTGATAACCCAGAAAGTCGCCTCCCCGTTAGCTGTACCATCTTTGTGGTGGAAGATACAATGGAAGGCCCCAATGGAATTGAAGCATCCTGGCGTTTTGTTTCCCACGCTCTCCGCTACGGAGCTGGCGTTGCTGTCCATTTATCCAAACTACGACCGAAAGGAGATGAGAATGGCAAGGGACTTGTGGCTAGCGGCCCAGTATCCTTTGCAAAGATCTACTCCTCTCTGAATGAGATCCTACGTCGTGGTGGGGTTTATAAGAATGGAGCTGTTGTTTGTCATCTTGACCTGATTCATCCAGACATTCTGGAGTTCATCACTGTTTCTCGTGGTGAGCTGCCTTGGGTCAAGCGTTGCGTCAACATCAACAGACCGTGGTGGGAACAGGCCACCGATGATGTTAAGGCTGCTTTGCTGCGTGGCATTCAAAGTGGCGATATCTGGCTAGCAAAGACCAAAGTTGATCGTAATGGAAACCGTATTCGAGCCAATGTGTGCCTCGAAGTTTATCTGCTGTCACGGGGAACTTGTCTCCTGCAGCACGTCAACCTCGGAGCCTGCAACATCGACGACATACAACGTGCTTTTGTCAACGGAATGTCCGAGCTGTGCGCGTTACATGGTCGAACAAATGTCGACGCTAGCGGAGAGTACCTCAGTCCAGAAACAGACCGTCAGGTGGGCCTTGGAATGTTGGGACTTGCCAACCTCCTGAGGCGCTATGCCATTAGCTATCAGGAGTTCGGAGAGGCTCTCTATCTAATCAACAACAACATCGGTCATGCTGCCACCAAAGCTTCCTTGTTGGGCTTTGAGCTAAAGCAAGCTATTGAGGCTGCTGCTCAGGTAGCTCGTGTAAACAACATGGAGCGTGCGTTCTGCATTGCTCCTACTGCTTCCTGCAGCTACCGCTACACCGATCTTGATGGATTCACCACCA